GGTTGTTGAAGTGTCAATCGGAGAATGATTTTATTGAACATACTTCCATTGACTGCACCAGACGGTTGATAATTTGCATGATCCAATGCAAAAGAATACATATACACTCCAGGGAGGTCTGGAGTCATTCCTGTTACATGACGGTACATCTGATGAAGTGAAAAGAATGGAAGAGGTTTGGTTTGAATACGCTCCTTTCCATCAAACAATAACAGACCATCAATGATAGAGTCGCGAGGATAGACAGACGTAATTTGCTGCTGACCTGAGCTTAGCAGTGAGGTTTGTACATCTGAATTGATCGCTGACCAAGGAGCACGTTTTGGGTCTGGCCAGTTGGTATAGTTATCCCATTGGTTCAATAAAATCTGATCGTTTCGTTGAGCGAGAAATACAATACGAGTCACCAAGTTAAACATGGGAATTTCAAGATCAGTATTGCCTCCAAATTGTCCATCTTTCATAACATATTTGATAGTTTTAATGAGATACGACTGATCCGCTCGTGCCATTTGGTTCATCTCCATTTCCGAAAGGTAGATGAAGTTACCATCAATGTAAGGGTCTGGAAACCAAGTGGTCAATGCAGGATTACTTGGCAATCCAGTGGAGAGAGGAGGAGACAAGAACAATTGCAAAGGATAGTTGACAGGACGAATGCGTGTGCCATAGGTCACTGAAGTGGAGGATGTGTCAACTACGGTATACAAATCAGTCAAGGCTCGTAGAGTGACATTAATATAAACTTCAGAGTTCTGAAGTGCAACAAGTGGTAGAGCCAATCCTGGATTTTCACAAAACCAAAAATGAAGGGGGATGACTAACTGGCGAGAGCGAATACTAGGTTCAGGTGTTTTTGTATTCGGCGATGTTCCAGGTAAGACAGTCGGTGTTACTGAATGGGGGTATTGGTTGTTACGGTCGTATGCGTGTGCAGGATCGTAAAGTTCAGGTACGTTTCCGACCATTTGATCGACAATGGCTCGTTTGTTTGCGTCATGAATCATATAGGAATAGAGTTTCAACCATTCACCTGGCAGTGTTTGAATTGCCTGACCGTTCATTGTAAGGTCTATACGATCAATCAAGTTGTATCCAATGTTTGGAATCCATTGAAACTCATAGCCAATCGAGTTGGTTCGAGCATCGTAGCCAGATGGTGGTGCCTGACCGTTCAAATACTTTAAAGGTGAATAAATGTCTGGAAGCGTGAGATAGAGGTAGCAATCACTCAAGAGCTGTGCATACCGATCGATACGACAGGAAATGGTTCGAGTGCCTGTGGTCGAAAATTCTAAGTTCGACGCAGTAAACGACATGCGTATTTGATCCATTGCAAAATTCGTATGACGACGGTAAACCGATCTGAAATGAGTCATGGAAGGACTTCCATTGATAAACTCATTCTGGGCACCAGTTGCCACAAGTTGAAGTAATCCACCTGGCATTTGTATACTCCCTTATGCTTTCTTTAAGAGACTATGCGCACACTCATGGGTTGTACAGATCGACCATTGAATGGAACCACACCACGATCGGTTATGACTTGAAAGGTACCAAAGGCGCCAGTTGCGTTATTGCTCAAACAGCAATCGCTTGAATAGGTGGCTCCACCGCTAGCTCCACCTCGAGCACCTTGAAATGGGGCAACAAAGCGCTCACGCTGAGTAGCTCCATTCGCAACCGCAGACAGATAAATCGCATTGGTTTCACGAGACATAGGTTGGGGATCGATGTTGATAGTCTTAGCAATGACCCTACGTTTGTACCGTGTTAACCAATCCTGTGCAGAATTCACTTGCATTTGTGATTTACGCGAGAGAATCCTCTACTAAATAATGAGGTTCGTTCTTGTAAGTACTCACGTAGATCAGACAACTGGATACTCCAAGGTAAGCTATAATCTATTGAAACAGATTTCAACTCTTTCACCCAAAGTCAAAACATTTCACTTTGGGTTTCAACGTCATCCAGGACGCACATCCTTTCGTAAAGTTCCGGATGGAGTCGTTCAGTATGATGCTGCTGCGAACGAAGATCCAAAGGAAGAAGGATTTGGATTCAATAAAATCAATGAATACTTGGATATGGTCAACCCAGATGTAGTCATGATTTACAATGATCCATTGATTATCATGCGATTTATCGAGGCCATGAAACATGAACGAGGAAAGTCTCCCTACAAACTCTGGATCTATCTCGATCAAGTCTATGAAGGGATTGCACAGCAATTGATTGATACTATACGCGCTCATGCAGATCGAATGTATTGCTTCAGTGATCTCTGGAAGAAGAAGTTTTTGGAATATGGTTCTTTCCCAGATGTGCGTGTTCTTGAACATGCAGTGGATCCTACAGTGTTTTCATGTATGCCATCTGCATCGGTTGCAACTGTACGAACCAATCTCAGTGTTCCATCCGATGGAATTCTCTTTCTCAATGCGAACCGAAACAGTCAGCGAAAACGTCTTGATCTCACTCTAGGCGGATTTGCTAGACTGATCGCTCGTACTCCTACAAAGCCTTACTATTTACTCATCTTAACGAATGCAAGTCCACAATCTGGTGCATTCTATGACGTTCAACGCGTGTTTATGGAAGAACTCAAGCTACAAGGCCTTGACATTCAATCCCATATTCGCAAGTTGTTGTTAGTTGATTCTTCACCACCGAACCTGATGACCGATGAAGCCATTAATCAAATCTACAATGCATCTGACATTGGTATCAATACCTCCGATGGTGAAGGGTTTGGATTGTGTCAATTGGAACATATGTATACCGGTGCACCTCAAGTGGTAACCGATGTTGGAACGTATTCTTCGTTCTTGAACTCGAACGTTGCAGAGTTTATACCAAAACAAGGTCGATCGTACTTTGCTGGAAGTATGCCTCATGGTTTATGGGCTCCTACCTTTTCAATGGAGTCCGTTGCAGACGCCATGGAAAAGAGCATTGAAACACTCGAAGATAAACGTAAAGCGGTTTCAAAGTATACATTCAAGAGTTGGTCGACCGTATGCGACTCGTGGTTGGAAGACGTTCTTACTGCATCCGGAGCCCCTGAATCCAGCGTATCTGTCCAGGTGTTGTCATAGTTCCAAGACGAATGAGACGTTGTTGATCTTCAAATGCAGGACCGTCAAAGACATCCTTCGTATCTGGATCAATCAAAAAGACCATGGTTTTGATGGAAACCTTTTGCAATCTACGTTTACGTCGCTTCATGTTTCGAATATAGGAATCGTCTAGGTATTCCGTCTTAATATCCGGTTTGAACGCTAGATCCTCTCCAGTCGTGGTACTATCATATCGCATACATGAAATCACAGGCGTTTCGCGACTATGAAGTTTACGATGGACTTCGCAGTCGACTGCCGCTTGCTTCAATAACAAACTAATTCGCTTATTGGTCACATCCTTTTCATACGTGGTTTCATAGAGATATTCGTCCGTCGTCATAAACGCTTCCACTGGATCTCCTTCATATCGCTTTGTTTTCAAATCATTGCGTCGCACCAACACTACATTGTTCGCTCCTTCTGTGGACTTGGATTGAGCTTCCGTAAACACACTAATGTAAAAGGAAACACGGACTGTACGTTCTTCGTTCGGCAATGACGCATGGGAGCAAATACGAATGGCACGTCCAACGACTTGATCGTGTCGTGCTGGATTCCAGTGAGGTTCCATAATGTGAACATGTCGCACATTGGCAAGCGTAATACCTTCAGCACCTGCAGCTGTAATCATAAACAAGACCAACTTCTTCTTAGGTGAAGACTCTACCGATTGTTTGAGACTGGCAGGGAAATCATCGGAGTACTTGGCGTTGAAAATCTGACGCATGTATTCACGTTGTTCCATCTTTTCATTGCCTGTAAAGAAGGCGTAGGCTGGTTTCTCAGGATCCATGGCTGGATCTTCAATCCACTGGTTGGCTTCTTGAGTGATTGTGTATTCTTGCCAACCGTTCGCATTCAGTATCGCACTGAACACACCCAACCCTTCAAGGTTTCGGAAGTTGCTGTAGAGCAGCTGTGTGTTCCACGTATCAGTTCCTAATGTACCTCGGATCATTTGAAGGAGTTTCAACATCTTTGGACTGTAGGACGCAAGTGCTGTTTCAGTCAAGTATCTGTCTGGATTTGCCTTGATTTTCGCAAGGATGTCATCTTTTTTCTTTGAAGAAGGTTCATCTTCGTTCACAGCGTCTTCCTCGGTAGGCTTGAGTTCAGGAGGAATTGCATAGTCGCACGCAAGTCGTGAGTTCACACGAAAGGTTTTCATTTCATTGTCTTCCGCTCTTAAGGGATTGAGTTTTCGACGTGCATCACGACGAATTTCATCAAATCGCACCGATAAGTAGTTGTTGAACATTGCATCGGACATCGGTACTTTGACCAACATAGAGTTGTCCTCTATACGACGAGGAAGCATACGTTCATCGGCTCCCTTGAAATAGGAGACTAAACCTTGAATGCGGCGTTGAAATAACAATGTGTTTTTGAGTTGAAGACCTTCCATGAAGAGTGTTGCAAACTCATCATAGTCTGTAGGAAGACAGTCGAATGTTTCAGTGGAGACACGATCCAATGCAAGTTCTGCTCCACCTACATCGGTTTGAAATTTGGGAGCCCAAGAAGTCACCCAGTCGATTCCCAAGGGTATATAGGGTAAATCCTTAATGTATTGAACTGCAATTCGTTCACCTTTCTCGCTGTAGACACTTCGGAAGTTGGGCGGATTGCGAGTGACAAGAATGTACTTCTTGAGTGAATTGAATTCAATTGAATCCATGTCTGGAATGGCTCGTAAGGCGGTCTTCATTTGTTCTTCGTCCCATGTTGGAATGGCTTTCACTGGAATGACAATTCGTTCAATCGGACCTCGCAACAAGTTCATGAGATAGGAGATTTCATTCGCACGGTTGATGACTGGTGTTCCAGACAATGCAACGACCTTACAGTTCTTGGCTTTGTAAATCAAATCGTATAACTTGCGTGCAATGTCTGAGGCATTGGAAATACGAGAGATCAAGTTGTGGACTTCATCGATAATGACTACAGAGTTATCGTATGGATTGGTTCCGTCTTCTGGAGCGTATTTGCCGATGTTGTTGGAGGATAAGCCGTTGTATCGAATGAATGTAAAGCGTTGATCAATGGTATCTTCAATTTGCTTTGCGATGATATCTTGTGCGGTTTTAGGCAGTGTAGAGTAGTTTGCAGCCTCGTTAGGAATGGTTGTAAAGAACGTGCGATTACGATCCAAAAATCCATCGGAAATTCCAAGTTTCTTAGCGACTGCACGTGTTTCATCGGTCAATGTTTGTTGTCGCCAGTGTTGATCGTACATATACAAAGGATCACCACACTTACGAAGCTCGCCTCGGTAGTTGGATTCTAACGAAGCCGGCAGCAAGACAAAGACCTTCTTGTCAGACAAGAGCGACTCTGCAACTGCAATGGAAGAACATGTCTTTCCAGAGCCTAAGCCATGATAGAGGAGTACGCCTCGATAGGGAGTTTCTTGGAGCAAATAATCACGCACAACCTTTTGATGTGGTAAGAGTTCGCGCGCATTCGATCCTCGCGCAAGACATACGTCTACGTCTTTATCCTCTGCGTCGGTAGGTCGATTTCGGTAAAGTAGTAAAGTTCGCGTGATGGCATCTGCAAACGCTTTTCGATTGGGGAGAACGTAGGCCATTGTTTTTCACAAGGATTTATAATGGAGAAAAATCACAGACTTT